TGGCATTAGGTGTAACAGAAATAGTGATGGTGTAAGTGTTTACATCAACAACAGTAACTTGAAACTCTTGGTTGAGCACTGCTGCTGTGACATTTGTTCCTACACCACCAATATCGACCGCCCCGCTAAACGTAACAAAATCACCCGTGATACAACCGTGCGAAGTATCGGTGACCGTAACTGTCGTAGATGCAGTAAGTGCAAACGGGTTGTTATTGATCGTTGAGGAAGCACGGATAGGCGTGATGTCAAAATAGACACCGCCCCGTTCAATGTAATACTTAAGGTTAGTGCCCACCCCCATAAGATTTTGGAAGTTAAGCGTGACCCAGTTCCACAAAGAACGGCATACACCTTGGAACGTATATTCAGAAATACGCTGCCAACCACCAATTTTTTCAGGGGTGCCCTGACGAAACCGTACTTTGTCGCTAACGTACCAGCCGTTCTCGTTGGTGTACCGAGTGTTTTCTTTGTTAACCCCCGGCTTAAACAGGATCTTCTTGAGCATAGCTCACCTCATCAAGGCAGCTTCGGCGGCACGGCGACGAGTAAGACCGGGGAGGACTCGACCCGCAGCTTTATTCCAGAGAAGGCACTGATCTGCTGCACCATCCCAATCTCCCGCATCAACCCGCTTTTTGAACGTGGAAACCCGATAGTTCCCTAAGCCGCAATTGTAAACCCATGAAGTGACAGCGGCAATGCGTCGGGGCAGTGCGGTTTGAATCTTTGGGGAGAACTTAAATAAACCCCTGAGAAAGTATTCAACGTGGTGATCCAGTGCATCTTCACATTGCTCAATCGTCCAGATTGTGCCGGGATTAATGTCAGGGCCGGTAGCCCCCCAACCGATTGTCCAAGGGTGACCACGGGTTCCGGGGTCAGGATAAGCCGTTACTCGCCCGTCAGGCAAACGCTTTGCTAGCCCTTCAAAGGGCTTGATCAGTACATCCTTGCAAAGCTTCTTTGCCTCTTTCACGATTTGTTGTACTTCTCAATAGACCGTCCTACAAACCAGAACGTCAACATCATGTTCAGCATGGCGAAGTCATCCTCGTCATAGCTTTTGGTTAGGACTTCAGCCCAGTTAGCGTTGGTCTGAAAAGCAATCGTCAGGCCAGCAGCTTTGACAGCCACGTATACGCCAAATGCAATCCAAGTAAGACCGGGGCGGGTAACAGCAGTGATAAAGCTAGCGAACCAGCCAGCCTCTTTTGCGGTCTGGGCCTGTTCCTTAAATGCCTCTTTAATTGTGTCCATCTGCTGGATAGAGTAGTCAACATACTTCTCCTCCATCTTGAACTCACCGCGCATCTTCTCCAGATCGGTCTGGAGTTGGAACATACTGAGTTCATGCTGACGTTCGTTCTTCTTATCCAAAAACTTAAGGACTTCAGGGGCAAGGCGAAAGATGCCACCGAAGATGGAGCCTAGCAAACCACCACCGAGTAGTTCAAACATGGTTACCCCCTAGCCGTTACGATGTCGGCACCTTTCTTAACCGTCACCTTGCTGCCTTCAACATCCACTTGCATGGGTGGCTCGGCACGATCAAGCTTGTCCAAACGTGTGATGAGATCCTTGATGACTTCAAACTCTGGCTTCTCCTGCTTAGGCGCAGTTCCAGCGATGCCGTTGAGCATCTGAATCAAGGCGGTTAGTGATGCACCGAGCAAGCCCATAACAGCGGCGATCTTCTCGCCATCTAAAAAGAGGGACGCACCGACACCCACGAGTACGATGAGGAAGATATAAAGCAGGCCATCTTCACCGATGGCTTTGCCAGCAACTTCTTTGGCTGAGTCTTGGGCCTTTAACTCTTCAAGCCTGATTCTGGCTTGCGCTTTGAGAACCGCTAGTTCGTGGGTTTTATCGTCCATTTGATATGTTCGCCGTTGAAGTTTCCCGATCTATGGTTAACACGCCGTGGCAGCAAATGTTGTAGTCAACCCCGTTTGCATCCTTCTCACTTTGCACAGGCACCGTGATGTTCAGGTTCTTAAACAAGTATTCCTTGTCATTTTCAAACACTCGCCACACATGGTCAACTGTCCCACGCCCCGGTTGCCCTCGCGTTTTGTTGAACCGGATGCTGTACTTGTTCATATCACTTCGGCAGGGGGAGGTGAGGGTAATGCTGCTTGAACGGTTAGGTTGAAATGAACAAACTTGATAGGTTTATCTGCGGTATGGCGGGTAAACGAGTGAGGCAACCAAGCGTTGGAGAAAACCATAAGCCCAGGCTTAGGCTCATAATTAATCATCTGGCTAGCTACGGTAGCCTGACTCACATTTTGTTCTGACAGATTAAGCGGAATTTTCCCTGGACGAGGATCGTGAAACACTACACGCGAAGAACCTTCGGGCGCTTCAAGAAAGTAAAACCCAACAATCTGCGACCCAAACCCATGAACATGTTGCTCCATACCCGACATCTTATGGTGCTCTTGAGTCCACATTTCCATGAAAGAGGTTTGCAACCCCAACATATTGTAGCCCTGGTCTTTAAGAATGCTCCACGCAGTATCCGCCACAAACTGACTAAAAGAGGAAATCCTTGGGTCAGTGAAGAAGTTGCCACTCATCAGCACAGGGTAGATGTCATCTACTTGCTGGGTTTTACGGCTTTCATTTAAAGCTTCTTCCGACACCTCGCTGACCGACGACAAAAAATCAGGGCGCTCAACAGTATAAATAGGGCATGGGAAATACCAACCAACGTTCAGTGTCATCTTAAAAACCCACCTTTTAGGCTTTCAAACACGTTAGCCCTTAATTGATTTTTATCGTATGCGTAAGCGGTGTGCGGTCCATTTTTGTCAACGTAATGAGTAAACACTTGCCCCATCACGTAAGTTGCTGGGCCTTCACACGGTTCACGCCAATGCTCAAGATCGCACCCACGGTAAATAACGGCATCGCCATCTTCAAGCTCATAAGGCGTGTCAACCATCCAAATCGGCCAGTTGTACCCACCTGAATCAGAAAGCTTTATGGTTGCCGAGACTTCACATGAGGGGCGATCCCTGTGCTTTGCAAGAATATTGCCATGCTTATATAAGCGACGGTATGTGTAAGTTGGGATAAGCTCAAGCCCCGTGCACTCCTCCATTTTGCTGTGGACATTCCAAAGCAATGCTTCAAACCCAGGGTCACCATGCACGGCGCTCAGTGCCCCAATAACTTGGTCATCATCTTTGGACCCTCCTTGAAACTGAGCGGCGCGGGTTGTAACTAAGAGATAATCGTACAGAAACCTTGCAAGATCCTTAGAGATAAAACCTTTGATAAGCGCGTATCCTTGCTGGGTAAATATTTCTTTTGGTGTAAGCATATTCATTTGAATGCCGGTCCTGTAACCCATGCAACTAAACTATACCGAGTTCCTTTTGTCACAGGAGTTACCCCATGAAGAACATAACTTGGAAACGCAACTAAATAACCCTGCTCTTTTTTCATAGGTTGCGGTTGATTTGACGTTTGAATACACAACTCACCACCCTCATAATCAGCAGGGTCAGAAAGCTGCACGACAACCGAAAGCTTCCGTATGCCACGGCCAAAAGACTTATCAACATGAGCGTCGTACTTACCAGCGGGAGCTTCATATTTAGTGAATTGAAAGCCTTCATTAAAGCCTTCAAGTTCAAATTTAAAAAATTTATTGTTTACGTTAATTACAAGATCTGTCATGTGGCGAAAAAGCCATTCGGATTCTTGAGAGGGATGTATCCAAGAAACTTTACTGTCTCGTACGTCTGGGCATAAGCCACCTGCGGTGCTCGCCACATCTGGTATTAACGATTCCCCCAATTTAATTACTTGATCACATTGTTCTTTTGTTAATGTATTAGGGGCATACGCCCATGTTTCTATCGTATCAGTCTTCGACTCAAGCGACCACATATTTATCCTTTTACTTATAAAATGTTTAACCCCGCTACCTTTACATTTCCGTGGAATTCGTGAGTACCAGAATGGGTAAGTTCAATACTTAAATCAGCAAAAACTTTCCCGCCGTATTTTCTCCACAATTCGCAAAACCAATAATCTTCAGATAAATGATAGTTATCCTCATCAGTTATGCTTGTAGCAAAAAATTCTTTTACTAAATGAGGGGTTTCTCCATGTTTATTTTTTATTGTAGAAGTCCTATACTGTTTTACAAAAGGAGCTAACGATTCAAAAACAGATCGTTTTATAAGCATAAACCCTGTTCCACCATGCTTTATTTCAATTATATTTTCTCGTTCTTCAAAGTCGTGTAGTTTGTTAATTACATAAGATGCAGCATAATTTTTTAAATTTTTATGCCCATTTGCTGCTGCAAGTTCGACCGCATTCCAATCAATCATTTTTTTAGGGTACAAACCGCATATAACATCTTTTCTTGAATCTATAAGCTTTAATATATCCTTTGCTTTAAACCCAATATCAGCATCGACAAAAATAAGATAATTTGCCTCAGAAGCTAAAAACTTATGTACAAGTTCGTTTCTAGCACGAGTTATCAAGCTATCGTTACCAACAGCTAAAAAATAAACTTTATACCCTTCTGATACACAGATATTTACAGTATCTAATAACCCTGCTACGTATTGCACATGACATACCCCACCGTACATAGGCGTAGCTATGACAAAAGATTTTTCATTTATCATAGGCAATTAGGGTTATATTCTTTCAGAAGGTTTAATTGATTCCATAGCTTCTACCCAGGGTTTTTGGGGCCACACAACTTCTTTAGGATCAATAAATGTCTGAGGTATATCACGAAGAGCTTTTCTATAAACCGCCCAAGCGTTTTGCTCATCTTGAGTGTATGTGGCCCAAATATCAGGCAACACATACACATCTGATTCTATTAACAGCGCATTCCTGGTTGCCCTAATTACTCCCCACTCATATAAAATATCTCTTGGAGGTGGTAAAAAAGTATCTTCATTAGAAAGATACGTCCAACCAATTCCTACAATTCCAAGTTCAGTGGTTATATACGCTCGTTTTAAATTTAATTTTTGTGCTACACCTTCGTCCAAAACTATTATGTTTTTGACAACATTATCTTCAATTACATAAAATAAATCTGTTGCCATGACTAACTCCAACTGTAAACAATTACATACCCATTACCTCCTGCACCACCTACACCAACCATAGTTGGAGAAACAGCACAAGATAATGGGGTTGACCCACCTCCGCCCCCTCCACCAGCTATACCGCCTGCTGCTCCATTTAGATAAGGGGCTTGAGGGCCGGGGCGTGGCCCACAAGCGCCGCCTCCGCCACCATTAAAGTCGTTCCCAGCAACAGCATTAGCTCCGGTGGGTGTAAGCCTAGCACCTTTACCCCCTCCACCACTATTTGTGGCGATTGGATCTTTTGATATTGGATTTTGTGTACTTGGAGGCGTACCAAAGAATCGACCAGCGCCGCCACATCCACCGCCTCCGCATTTCGTCCCCGAACCACCTCCGCCTCCACCAAAAATACTAATAAACCCCGATTGCCCAGTAGCGGACGCACCACCAGAACCCCCACCCCAAACACCTAAAAATTTAGACGCAGTGCCACACAATCCCGCACCTCCTATTCCTGGGCTAGGCGATTGACCACCTCTACCAAAAAGGTTTATAGGTCTAGAAGAGGGAAGTCCCGCTTGATACCCACAATTAATACTATAACCTACGCAAAATCCAGCTATCCCGCCTCCAACACCGGCAACTTGACCAGCAGCACCTCCTCCCCCACCAAAACCTCCAAATACATAAAGTAGTGTTCCAAAATTAGTATCCCCTCCTTTAGCTCCACTATTAGTGGCCGTTACTCCAGTGGGGGAACGCGCACCGGCAGCGCCGCCAGCACCAATTGTTACAGTTTCAGTAGCACCTACTACAGGGGCGTTAAATACTCTATATACATATGCTCCCCCACCTCCCCCAGCTCCTGCAATTCCTGGTTGGGGCGGGCAAAAATTTGTATACCCAGCACCACCCCCACCACCAGCACCCCACATTTCAACCATTACAAACTTAGCACCTGGAGGTTTTGTATATGTGCCCCCAGCGGTAAATGATTGAACATTAGCGCCGCCGCCACCAGCAGCTTGAGATACCCATGCTGTACCGTTTGAAGTAAGCACGTTGCCAGTAGTACCAACCGTACAAAGCCCTGTACCACCACGGGCAACGGGGAGAGTTCCAGTTGTGATTGTTGATACGTTAACCCCACCACCAAGCGTTACAGTACCAGTAGTTGTGATTGGGCCACCCGTTAGGGTTAGACCGTTAATTGGGGCTGGGCCGTTGGAAGTTGCTACGCAACTAACTGAACCCCCACCCGTACCAGCTCCAATAGCCGTTCTAAAAGTAGCTGCATCAAGAGTTGAAACCGTGTTATCTGCATTAATCCGAAGGAACGTAATTGCAGACGGATTAGTGAGCGTAAAGAAGTTTGAACCAACTGTCGTTGCCCCAAGATTGGTTCGTGCAGCGGGAGCTGAACTAGCTCCTGTACCCCCATCAGCTATAGCCAGATCTGTAATACCAGTGATAGACCCGCCTGTAATATTGACGTTGCTTGCAGGTTGCGTAGCAATTGTTCCAAGACCTAAATTAGTTCTAGCCCCGCAAGCGGTAGACGATCCTGTGCCTCCTGAAGCAACCGGCAGCGCCGTACCCAGCGTTAAAGAGGAATGGTAGTTAAAAAATTCACCAACATCTGTACCGTTGTTATATAGGAAAGCTCTTGTACCGTTTGGAACCGCAACGCCTGTAAGCCCCGTTACCTTGACCGTCACAGTTTGACCCGTGGCGTTGATAATCATGTAAGGCTTCTGGATAGCTGGGACGTTAAGAGTTCCTGCCCCTGACAATGCTTGCGTAAGGTTTAAGACCAGCGCACGGGCATTTTGTGCGGCGTTGGTATCAGTCAGTGTAAGCGTTAAGGAGTTGGTAACAAACCCGCTACTGATCGTAGCCATACCAACAATAGCCTGCTCAATTGCAGTGCCTAAGTTGGTATTGGTCGTTGTCCCCCATGCTCCGGGTTGATCGCCAGTTCCAATAAGTTCAAATTTAAGATTTGAGTATGTGCTTGCCATTTATTACTCCGTTTCAACCAAATCCCAACCAGCGTCTTGATAGTTACCTACACCGCCCCATTGAGGATCTTCATAATTGTCGATTAGACCCCAATATAAAACCCCAACAGATCCTACGTTGCCTCTAGCTGCGACACCACTAAAAGGTATAACATTAGGGAATGGTTGAACTGCACCACTCGACCCAACGCCACTTATATCACGTTCACGAGTAACTTCTGCTGTGCCAACAGTCCCAGAAGCTGCTACGCCAGATAAAGTTTGACCGAATTCAAACCCTACCGAACCGACATCCCCGCTAGTTACAACACCCGACAAACTAACAGTAATTGTCGCTCCGACACCCCCTACTTGTCCAGTAGCCTCTACCCCTGTTAGAGAAGCTACCTTAGTAAATTCAACATTACCAACAGCCCCAGAAGCGGCAACCCCAGAAATAGCGATAGATAGAGAAGTTGTAACAACCCCAACCGAGCCTATAGCAACTACACCATCTTCGGCTGGGTTATTTTGCTCTGTTACATCACCAACTGAGCCAGAAGCAGCAACACCAGACAGAACAATCGTTAAGGAAGAAGTAACAGCCCCGACATCACCTGAACCGGCAACGCCTGTTATAGCTTGAGGGAAAGCATAGACAACATTGCCAACTGCGCCTGTGGCCCCAACACCCGTCAAAGCAATTTGACGCTCAGCAACCGTGACAGTGCCTACTGCTCCAGAAGCAGCGACCCCAGCTAATTGGTAATTAAAGACAACATCACCAACCGCCCCAGAAGCAGCAACACCGGAAAGAGCGATAGAAGGAGAAGCAGTAACAGAACCTGTATTACCAGAAGCAGCAACACCGGAGAGAGCAACAGTGCGAGAAGTTGTAACAGACCCAACTGCACCAGACGCACTTACCCCGGTTTCAGTTACGCTATTTGTTCTAGTTACGCTACCAACAGCACCAGACGCAGCAACGCCTGTCAAAGCTACCGTACGCGAGGTAGTGACAGACCCAACGGAACCTGTAGCTACATTTCCGTTCTCAGTGGGGTTGTTAGTTTCTGTGACTGACCCAACTGCTCCAGACGCAGCAACGCCTGTTAGCGCAACGTCAACACCAACGCCACCCCAACCGTCATAACCCCACGGATTTGACCCCCAGCCAAAAGTTGCCACGGGGTTCCCCTAAAAAGAAATTAGGTCGTGGACAGACGCAACAAAGCAGAGGTGGTGTTGTTCGTTGGCATTGTCAGCGTGAACGTACCAGCCGTAATCGTCTGCGAACCAAACGTATGAACACTAACTGCGCGATTTGAATTGGTGTTGTTATAAATAAGCACCGCATCAAAAGCTGTTGTTAACGAAACGTTGGTATACGTAATCGAAGCACTTGGAGTCCAGTACGCTACACCTGCGGTTGCCGAAGCGTTAGAAGACAACGGAGAAGTTCCATTAGTCACTGCCACACCACCAGCCGTGTAGTTGGTTCCAGATGCTTCGCTAGTAGTTGTATACGCAGTGGTAGACGCATTAATCGTCCCCGAAGCAAGATACAACGCTGCTTTAAACGAATTACCTGTGCTCGTCGTGAAGTTCTGAAGACCTTGCATAAGTTCTTGCAGAAACGAAGTGCACATTGCTTGTGTGTTTGCCATTTCAGGCTCCTTCCAAGTTAACCAATTTTTGCCGCTGTAGCGGATAAAACCATTGCCTTTTTCAACGTCACATGCGCGGAACGGTGCACCATCTCACCATCGTGCCAATACTCGACCCACGTTGTGTGTTCGTTATCAGTATCAACGACCCCTTCCTTTTTCTCAAGTAAGGACTCGTCCATCTCACCTTTGGTCGTAAATACCATTGCCATCAGGTTATCCTTAAAACGGCATCCGTTGCCCCCGGAGCAGGGAAAGTGATTGTCAGATCAGACGCTGACTTCACAATAGTGTTGCCAAAACTCAAAACACAAACAGCACGATTTTGATTGGTAGAATTATAAATCAACGCACCAGCGCAAGAAAGACTAACATTTGAAAAGGTTGCGTTTTGAAATGACCAGTAGCCTGTTGTTCCTGACGTTGTCGGTGTGATGTTTGTGAGTGAAATGCCCCCAGCCGTGTAGTTGGTCCCACTGGATTCACCCGCTGATGTGTACGCTGTGGTACTTGCATCGAGGGTGGCAGGAGCGGTGTAAAGGGCAATCTTAAAAACATCTCCCGTACTCGTTGTGAAGTCATGCAAAGCTCTAGCAACTTCAGCCTTAAAACTTGTACACATCGTTTGGTAGATTGCCATACTACCTCACAGGGTAACGTACTTGTACGTCACGATAAGTATCACGGCGATCTTTACCATCACCAAGTTGTTTGAACAGCGCAAGGGCTTCTTTGTACTGCGTATCTATCCTAGCCATCATATCTTGCTCGGCCTTGATAAATGTATACGCCTCTTGGAGTGCACCATAAAACAGCACCGTATCAAAATTCTCACCAAGCCAAGAAGTACCCGCAGTAACAATAGACTCTGGGTAATAAAAATAATGTAACTCAGCTTGATAGTTTAAATCTGGAGTCGGCCCAACAATAATTGATATATCGGTAGTAATAATTCCACCGTTTACCATCGGGCCAAATAATGCGTAGTGGCGAGGGCGACCTGTTGATGTGGGGATGGGATACGCCTCACGAATAAATTCAACGTCTTTATTCAACAGAAAATCACGCCGCCCTGTAGTCAGATTAATTACAGCAAGACTGAAGGGAGAAAGAAAATCAGCAGGGCAAGTAAGATAGGGGTTATCCGCATCAAAGACACCGATAACACTTTTACGAAAGATAGGTGGCTGAACTGCGTTAAAAATACGCTGCTCAGCTTGTTTAACAAATACGGCAAGCTGCTCGTCCGACGTAAAAGTCGTAACCGAATCAGCAAAAGTAATCGTCGGGAAGTCGTTCTCGACATACCCTCGGATCGCCTTCTTTAACTCCGTATAGTTCACGCCATCGGTCCCCTAGCCATTACGCCTTTGGTTGCTGCCCCAGTACCGCGAATCTTAATACCAGAAGTCTTGGGTTTTGCATCCGTAGACTTTGGAGTCGGCGCGGGTTTAGGCTGATTAAAAGGTTTAACTTGTTTCATTAGCGCCCCCGTACAGCGTTCTTTTGGTTAGCAATCTTGGCGAGGTTGCGCCCCATCTTCAGCATGTTTGCGTTGGTCTTGCCACCCTTGGCAAGTTTGGTCAGAGGCTGACCTTTGTGCTTGGCTTTCTCGTGCTTGTGCACTGCACCAGCGATCATCTTTTTGTCCTGCGCTAAGTCTTTCTTATCCATCATTTGCTCCTACGATACGGTGACAGAATTAACCAAACCCTGCGCTACTAAATCGTTTGGGGTAAGCGCAGCATCAAAAGATCTTGAACCACCTACAGGGTTAAAACCCCACTGAATAATTCGACTACCCATTGTAATCGTACCTAGCTCATCAATGCTAGAGTCATCATTCACAGGTTCAACTTGCAAACCATTAAACCCAGCTTGTCTATAAGAATTAGAATCTACTCGTGGGTTGCGTATGGCTTGCGGGTCATACACAGGGTACATACCAAGCTGTAGCTGCGGCTGATCTGGTTCCCAACACTCAGGGCAGACTAATATGTTTACATTTTTAGTCTTAATCACCAACGACTTTAACTGCTTCAGCTTAAATCTGAAGTTACACCTATCGCACTGCGCGATAGCATATTTACCAGAGGCAAACTGATTGGGCATTAGAAGCTCCCAGTATTGCCTAGATACATCCGACGTGGCACAAAACGAACCGCAGCTTTCTCACGATCCTCACCCGCTGCAAAGTTCCACTGCTCTTCATAAGCAGCTTTTAGCACTTGAAGGCGATCCTGTCCTTCAGGAATCTTCTGGGCTATGTAATACGCTAATCCTGCTGTAATACAGGGAAGAAACCTAAACGGCATATCAGGAGTCTGTAACCCATCTCCTGCATCCTGTACTCGGCGCATACGCCAATAGACTACTTGATAGTACGGCGAGGCTTCAGTGCCTTGGTCAGGGA